AATTTGCTTGGGTGATATACTAATCTCCCATTGCCAAAAGCTACACGGTCAGTATCAAAGTCTATAGATACTGATATATCTTTGGCAAACTCTTTTATCTCTATCATTATTCTCCTTTGTCGCCTGACTTTCTTAGTGTCTTTGTACCTTGTTTACGTCTCAGGCTTTGACGCATATTAGGTTTTCTGAATACAGAATTAATCTCGGAGTTAGCAAATGCAGTAGTCTGCATATACTTCTTACCACCCCTTTTAGATTTAGTTGCTCTACGCATAGCTCTATTCATTATTCCTCCTCCTCAAGAACGCCTATAAACTTAAGGCATCTTACACAGATACCACCATCTCTACGTACTCTATTCTTTCTACATAAAGTACAACGTATGGGGTATGACTGGTCCTCCCTGTATATCTTATCTTTCTCTGCAAGTCTCTCTCGTTCGTATCTATCAATATTGTATTTGAATATACCATCTTGATTGACTTGATATTCTTGTCTGCATTGGTAGCAGAAGTTATTGTTCTTAGGTATCTTCTTATCACAGATACTGCATCTGTACTTGAAGTCTAAGTTCTTTGGTAAACTCTCTGAAGGAACGTGGATATTGTCCCAACGAAAAGTTGGTATATTTGATTTACTCATAGTACCCTTTCTGACCGAGTTGGTCGGCTTTTGTTTTCAAGGTAGCAGTTCGGCATTATATATAGATTATTCAAATGCCTTGGGTTTTTTGACGCACGTCCTGGGTTATAATACAACGTGCTTCTTTATAAATAGTTTATACAGAAACGCATACGCTTTAAAAAAAAAGCCAAGTTCCTCTCTCTCTCTTATAGTTATATATACAAAAGTAAATGGAAAGAACAACAATCAATAATATCTATATATATAATACAGCTCTGAGGTTTCCTGCCGTAGACCTGACACAAAGAAAAAAAATATATATATATCTAATAGCATAAAAAAAAGGTAGATGGCTGTTACACCACCTACCCTTAGTACTAACTTGGAAACTCTACGAATTGTTCCCAGGCTTTATCCTTTTTAGGATTGCCAGCTTTGATAGAAGTATTAACTGCTTTCTTAGCTAACTCATTCTTAGAATATAGATTGATAGGACAAATGTAATCGAATACTTTACGTATAGCATCAGTACCAATGATATCATCCATACCTTTCTTTAAGTCACCTGCTTGAGTAAAGATTTCTTTAGCGTCTCCACTTGCAACTATCTGATGTACTTGATAGCAACCTTGCCAAGAACGTATAAGATACTTACTCTCTTTACCATTAACTACTAGACGATACCTAACCTTAGGTTTACCATCTGTACCTAATACAGCGTTGTCAATTCTACCGACTTGCACGGTTATATTCTTTTTACCAAGTTTACCTTGAGTAACACCACCTAGAAATCTAGTGATGTCTGAATTAAGTTTAGCCTTAGCCATTGTCTTAACCCTTTCTGTTACGGTTGTCTACTAATAACAACCTCTGACACACTTGCTCAGAGTGTTGTTATGTTGGTGAGAGTTGTTGAGGATGAAGTAGTGCACAAGAAATCTTAACTGGGACGTGGGGTTTGCCGTGCCCCGCACGGTATGCTTAGGCTTGTCCTAACATCCCCACGAAGGAAGAAGATTTCTGTAATGTTCTTGAGTTGTAATGGTATCACGGAGCTAGCGAATACGTGGAGCGTACGGAGTGATAGTAGAGCGAATTAGGACTGTTAGTTAGACACTGCAACATAATGAGCTCACAATGGAAACGATTAGAACATTTGCACAACGAGGATAGAGACTTGAGTGTATAGTGAAGGAGATGTCTCGCCCGAAGGCGAGTGTCAACGAGCCCTCGGATATATTAATAGCGAGACACGACTGAATGAAAGTAAGTTGATATTACTGTAATAGTGTGTGAAAGAGAAAGAGTATACTATATATAGTGGTATAGGAAAAGAGTATAGGAGTGTAGAGAGTGTCTGAGGTTTGTATCATAGGGAACTAATTTAAGTATATATACTAGACATATGTTAACAAAGGGTACTATATGTAGTATGTTTTAAAGATAGGGTGGGATAAGTAATTGTATGCGAGCGTATGCGAGTATCCAAGTAGGGTGGGGTACATATAGATGTATGTTAAATGTAAATTATGAACAGGTGGTTAACGCGTAACGGGGGATATTAATGTGGCGTGGGGTGGTTAGAGTATGTCATATCAAAAAAAATTACTGGTAACTAACTTAATGTAGACGTGACACTTACCTGTACATTGACTGGGAAAGTGTTACAGGAGGATTGTAAAGTCCTGCATAAGTAAGTGTCTAGTTTATTATAGCATACACGTACGTAAGTCTAGTAAAAAAGCAATTCTTTTTTATAGTGCGTTTGGGGGGGTGTTTTCGGGCAGGAGCGGACATTGTACGTACGGTAAAAAAATATAATTCTTTTCTTTTCGTAAGTCCTTGGGTACTCGCCTTGTGGTAATCCCAGTCCTAGCCTTCTGCTAGTAGCGAGCTTTCGTCCGTCCGATAGCCTCTTTACCTGTAACTTATTAGTTCAAAAAGAATGTTTGTTAAAAGTATATTCATACTAACATACTATTAAGAATAAAGGAGGATATTATTTATGATTTTAAACAACAGTTATCTGTGGGAGAACAAGGGGAGAAACTCATTAGGTTCTTCTATGAATCTAAACGAGAAGAAGAGAAAACTCTCTATATTGTTAGAGAAGCACAACAATGGGAGCAGCAACAAGGTGCAGACTTCTTCGTGGTCAACAACAGGTTGGGTACAAAGTACTTTGAGGTAAAGACAGATACTCAAGCTAAAGATACAGGTAATGTAGCACTTGAGATACAGATAGTAGACAATGATGGATTTAAGTCTATAGGGTGTGCAATGAAAACATTTCCTGACTTTCTCTTTTACTGGATACATCCAACTACTGAGATACTTTACTACGACCCAAAGAAACTAAATCCCTGGATTGTAGATTGGATTGCTGACGGCAATCACAGGATAGTAGAGACAGAAAATAAAAATTTTTTTTCACGCTCATTACTAATACCTATAAGCGAATTAAAAGCTACAGGGGAAGTACGTACTTTGAACGTAACAGAAGAGTTAGTAGAAAAAGCTATTTACTCTTAACTATTTGTTTGTGAACAGTATCAGATATACAAGGTAAACCATCTATGTGGTGTTTGTATTTTTCTTGACAAGCTAAACATCTTTGATGTCTATTGTAAGTAAAATCTACTTGTGCCATTAGGTAATCTAAATTTAAAGCAACTTGTCTTGCAATTTTATTGATGTCTTTTTCCTCAGCCATAAGTTCTACTATAATAACATAGTGAAGAAAATCTGCAACAACTGTGGTAAGAGACTTCAATACATAAGAAAATTTAAGTATTGTGTTAATCTAGGTTGTATAGATTATAATAAAAAACTAAGGAGATATGATGTACGGAAAAAAGATGAAGAAGAAAAAGAATAAGTCTTCTCGTAAATCTAAAAAGATGTATTAATGCCTACTGTTAATATATTCTCAGAGCCTAAAGAATTACAAAAATGGGCTATCAAACTTGCTAACGCTTGTGGTGGAACGCAAGTAGAGAGAACAATAATATTAGCAAAACCTAATCCTGATAAGATTGCAATGCTTATGGATAGGTTTGTAAATGACCACAATGAAAATACTATTGCAATATTAAATAAACTGGAAGAAGAATAAATGAAATTAGATAACTGTTGTGGAGCTTGCCCTGATTCGTGCAAGGGTGGCTTAAATGGCTCCTAAGAAAAAACCTAAAAGAAAACCTATTAATGCTTCTACTAAGAAGACATTACAGGCTAAAGCTGCAAAGAGTAAATATACTTATGGACAATTAGCATCAGTATATAGACGTGGACAAGGTGCATATTTGTCATCAGGTTCTAAGTCTGCATCAATGCAAGCCTGGGCTATGGGACGTGTAAATTCATTTATAAAAGGTGGACACTCTCAAGATAATGATATTAAGAAAGGTAAGAAGAAAAGTGCCTCCAAGAAAAAAAAGAAGTAGACGTAAAGTTAAGTATGAAAAGGGAGTACCGTCTAAATATCTTAAGAATAAAAAAAATTCAAAGACTTCAGTTGCTCGTGAGATTAAGTCAACTGCAAAGGCTTATAAAGAAGGTAGGTACATAGATTTGAAAAAAGTACAGAAATCAAGAGCTACTAAAAAAAGGAGGCGTAAATGAAAGTTAAGGGTGTAGATTTATCTGCGTTGACTAAACGTCAACAACAGACTATGAAAAAGCATTCACAACATCATAGTAAAAAACATATTCAGTATATGTACAACTCTATGAAACGTGGTGCATCTTTTACTCAGGCACATAAACGTGCTCAAAAAGCTGTAGGTAAATAATGTCACACGCAGCACGTAAAAAAAACTTGATAAAGAAACACGGACTTAAAGGTGTTAATAAACCAAAGCGTACACCTAAACATCCTAAGAAGTCACACGTAGTTTTAGCACAAGAAGGTCATAAACTTAAATTAATTAGATTTGGTCAACAAGGTGTTAGTGGTGCAGGTAAAAGTCCTTCATCTTCTAAACAGAAAGCTAGACGTAAATCATTTAAAGCTCGACACGCAAAAAATATTAAAAAGGGGAAGATGTCTGCAGCCTATTGGGCTGATAGGACAAAATGGTAAATGTAGTATGTGCAGTACCAGACTGTGCAAATTTATTACCTAAAGGTCAAAGAAAATTTTGTTCAGACAAATGCCGACAGTTAATTGATAAAAGGAAATGGCGTGCTAAGAAAAATGGAGAGGTCTATATTCTTCCTGATAAAAAAACTAATGTCAAAGCTAAGAAACCTAAGAAAGAAACTAAATCGGAAGACGGACGAGCTACAGCTAGACGCGGTAATATTTATGACAAATTTATTAAAGATGGAATTATTCACGAAGTATTACAAGATAGTATTACAAGAGATGAAGCAGCTACATTACTTAAAGTTAGTAAAGCACAAATTTCTAGATTTATGGCTGCGTATCAAGAAGATGTTGAGTTAGAAAAAGCACAACAAGATTGGGATGTACCTGACGCTGCTATTGAATCGTTAGAAAGTTTTACAGAATTTAGGAATAGATATTTTTTAACTGAAAAAGGTATACCTTTTGAAACAGCACCATTTCATAGTAACTGGATAAAAACATTAAATAAAGCTATAGATGAAGGTGGTCAACAAATGATACTGTCACCACCAAGACACGGCAAAACAGAATTGTTAATTCATTTTGCTGTATGGCGTATTATGAAAAATCCTAACATTAGAATTATGTGGGTAGGTGGTAATGAAGATATTGCAAAAAACTCTGTGTCTTCTGTAATTGATACATTAGAAAGTAACGAATCATTAAAAGAAGATTTTTGTGGACCAGGTGGTTCTTTTAAACCAAGAACACGAACAGGAAAGTCTTGGTCACAAAATGGTTTTACTGTATCAACAAGAACAGTACACGGTATAAAGTCACCAACTATGATTGGTATAGGTAAAGGTGGTAAGATACTTTCACGTGACTGTGACTTAATTATTGCAGACGACATAGAAGACCACGCATCAACAGCACAACCTAGTGCAAGAAACAATACTAAGAACTGGTGGACTACAACACTTGCATCACGTAAAGAGGAACATACTGCAATTATTGTTATTGGTTCTAGACAACACCCTGATGATTTATATTCTTCGTTATTAGATAGTGAGGCTTGGGAAACAATAGTAGAAGAAGCACACAGTTCAAGTTGTGAGATACCTGAGTTAGAAGAACAAGAACATTTTGATTGTATGTTATGGAAAGGATTTAGAAGTTATAAATGGTTAATGTCACGTAAACGTGATGCTATGACTACTGGTGGTTTACAAAGATTTGAAATGGTTTATCAGAACAGACCAGGCGAAGGTGGTGCAACAATATTTAACGTAGAAAACATTACACAGTGTTTTGATATAAATAAAAATGTAGGACAAGTACCTAGACATTCTTACTTAGTAGCAGGACTAGACCCTGCTGCATCAGGATATCAAGCAGCGTTTTTATGGGCAATCCTTGATGATGGTGAAGATGCAATGCTACAAATGGTAGATATAGAAAATAACAAAGGTGGCGGTATAGAAGAAGCATTACGTGTTATTAAAGAATGGCATAAGAAATATCATTTATCACATTGGGTTATAGAAGAAAACAACTTTCAAAAAGCTATTAGACAAGACCCACGTATAAAAGATTATGCAAACAATAACGGTATTATTCTTGAAGGTCACGAAACATATAAAAATAAATGGGATAATCATTTTGGTGTTACTTCTTTAGCACCTATGTTTACAGACAAACTTATTGTGCTACCTTACGGTAATACAGAATCTAAAGTAAAATCAGAGATATATAGAAAACAGCTATCATACTTTTCTGCTAGACGTAAAAACGTTTACAAGTCAGATGTAGTTATGGCAAGTTGGTTCCCTATAAAAGTATTAAGGAAGTTGCAGAAAGCAACTTATTCTGATATGGGAATTGATTATAAACCTAGCTATGAAGGATTTGATATAGTAGAATGGAACGAAGCACCTTGGAGTTAAATGCTAGTTAAAGACATTTTAGATAGAACAATACACTTAAAAGAAATGCACGATGAAGCATTACCTGATAGGGCTAGATTTAGAGCAATTATGAATGGTGGACCAGGTGGCTTATCTGCTTTACTTGGACCATCAATGCAAAATATGGATGAGGATTTATTACCTGCACCAAATTTGTTAGTATCTGCTTTAGATAGACTTGCACAAAAAATAGGAAGAGTTCCTTCATTAGATGTTCATATAACTAACCCAAGAGATAGTGAACGTAATAAAAAGAAAAAAGATAAGTTAGAAAGAATTGTTACATCATATGACCAATTCCAAAGACTAGAAACACAATTACCACAAGTAGCTAGATGGCTACCAGGTTATGGTTTTGCAGTATGGGTAATTACAAGCAAGACTGACCCTCAAGGTAATGTGTACCCTGTGGCTGAATTACGTGACCCATACTCTACATTCCCTGGATATCAAGGTGCAAATCAAATGGCAGAGGAATTAGTATCTATTAGAAAAGTACCAGGAGAGTACTTAGTAGAAATGTACCCTGAGTTAAAAAGTTGGTTTGCAGACCAAGGCAGGAAAACAAATGAACCATATAATTTTGTATCAGGTTTGTATGTTAACCCTGGGCAAGATGGCTCTTGGGAAAACTCAAATGAACACGGTGAAGTAATTGTTGAATATATAAATCCTGAAGGAACTTATATAGTTCACGTAGCTTCTAAAACAATAGTTGACTTTGTTCCAAATCCTCTTAAATCAGGACCTGCCTTTGTTTGTGCAAAGAGATATTCATTTGACCAAATACAAGGACAGTTTGACCAAGTTATAGGATTGATGGCTGCTATGGCAAAAGTAAATATTATGTCAGTCATAGCTATGGAAGATGCAGTATTTACAGAAACTAACATTGTAGGTGAGATTGAAAGCGGACAATACCGTAAAGGTAGAAATGCTATTAACTATTTAGCACCAGGTTCACAAGTAATTAAACCAGTTACTAATCTTCCTTATCAGTTATTTGAATCTGTAGGTAGGTTAGAAAGACATCTTAGAACCGTAGCAGGTTATCCAGTACAAGATGATTCTATATCTCCTAACAGTTTTGTTACAGGTAGAGGTTTAGAAGAATTACAAGCAGGTATTGGAGCTATGGTAAATGAATATCATAAAGTATTACAATATGCTATTCAAGACATAGATTACAAAAGATTAGAGTTAGATGAACTTGCACTTAGTAAACGTAAACCATTAGTAGGTACATTAAGAGGTGCATCATTTGCAGAAAACTATACACCTAAAACAGACATAGATGGCAACTTTCTTACAAAACGTAAGTATGGTGCAATGGCTACATTTGATGAAGCTACAAAAGTAATTACAGGTTTACAGTTGTATCAAGCAGGTATTATAGATAAAAATACTATGCAACAAGAAATGGATGGCTTAGATAATATTGCAGCTATTAATGAAAGAATAACTAAAGAAAAAGCAGAAAAGGTTATGTTTGAATCTTTATTAGCACAGGCTAGCAATGGAGACCCCAAAGCAGCAATGGCATTAGTAGATATATACAATAGTCCAAATAACATAGGTACAATACTTAAGAAGTTTTATACAGCAGAAGAACCTGAACCTAGTCAAGAAGAAGCTATGATGGCACAAATGATGGGTGGTCAAGGAGGTCCGCCAATGCCACCAATGCCAGGAGGACCACCACAACAAGGTGGACCACCACCAAGTCCAGGAGAAGTAATGCAGTTGTTAGGGGGAGGATAATGCCTGTACCTGAAGAAGCAAACATCAACAATATGTTTCATAGCATTGTTACAGCAGAAGAATGGAAAATAAATAAATTAGATGTCGCAGAGTTGTATTTAAACGATTCAATGCAACCTGAAGAAGAATTAGACAGTTGGGATAGTATGGATGGTTTGACAATTATGTATGTACCAGGATATGGAAAACTACAAATGATATGGATAGAGGATGATAATGACTAGAGGAGCTAATAAAAAAGCATTTGCTATAGATGACCAAAGAGGAGAAGGTGCTGCACAAAGAGAAAGTTTACTTAGAGGTGGACCTTTAGAAATGGATGAAACAGAAGTTGCTACACCTGATAATGTACAAAATGTAGGAGCATCACAAAATTTAGTAGATTTACAAAGAATGGCATCAAGTGGGGGAGCATTTGCACCATCTAATAACAATAGACCTATTATTGAAACTGTACCTAATGAAATGAATTATGAAGCAGTAGAGCCAGGTCAAGCAAGTAATACAAATATGATATTAGCTGCTATTAACGATTTACTGGGAGGTAGTGAAGAAGCAAGCTCTATGATAGGATAACGTATGGGATTTTATGCTTTTGAACCACCTGACTTAGAACAAAGTTATATAGATAAATCTACAGAAAGAAATAAAAAATATAATTCTGTTAAAAATTTAATTCGTACAAAACCTGAAGTTGGTGATAACTTTGAAGATATTACAAACAAGTGGGGTAATCATTTAGGTAGAGACATAATGGTAGGTAGTGCTCTACTAGGTTTTAGTTCTATATCACCTGAAGTTGCATTACTTATTGAAAGAAAAATAGAATTAGAGCAACAACAAAGTAAAAATTTTTGGGAACAAACTAAAGCAGCAGGTAGAGGATTAGTTAGAAATGCTATAGTAGGTATGGATTCATTAGCCGAAGCTACAGTTAAAAGACCATTTCAAGCATCAGCAAGAGCCCTAATAGATAATGGTATGAATCCTAATCTTGCTTATTTACAAATGTTTTCTAACTTAGTTGGTTTAGACAAACCATTAATGAATCTTGCATTAGGTGATGAATATGGTGAGTTTAGAAAAGACTATGAATTAGCTAAAGATGAATTAGGTCCAACACAAGCAGGATATGCAATACGTGAATTAGCACAAGGTAACAGAGTTAATTTAGGTAGTGGATATTTTGGTAACTCAACATTAGCAAGAGAAACAGATATATATAAAGAATTATCACAATCTATAAAAGACCCTAACCAATTAGGTGAAATAGAAAAAGTAATACAGGCACAATTAGGTTTTGATATATCAGGAACAGAGAGAGCTAAGGTAGATGCTAATAAATATAGAGGAGTTACTATAAGCCCTGGTAGATTAGCTGCTGTACAAATATCAGAACCAGGAACAGATAGATATAAATTTATATCAGGTCTTATTGATGGTGTTGTTACATTAGGTCTTGACCCTGCAAACTTAGCAGGTGCTTGGACAACAAAGCTAACTAAAGCAGGTAAAACATTTAATGTTGTAGAAAATAGTGCGGAATTAGCAGGCACTGTAGGAATAAGAACTTCAATAGGTCAAGGCAATAGAGTATATCAAGTTGTTAAAAGACAAATAAAAGATGGTGAAAGTCCTACAAGATTAATAAATAACAGAGTATATTCTAATGAAATCATAGCTGTTGATGTAGGACCAACAATATTAAAAGGTGATGTTTCTTACACCTTAGATGAATTAAATGATATAGCTAAATCTAATGGAAGAAATAAAGCATATGTAGATGAATCTAATACTGCACAAAACTTTATAGATGATGGTGGTTATGGAAGAGGTCGTACTCCTACAAATACAGGAGATAGCTTTTATGTAAACAATATTACATTAACAGAGAAAGCAAGAGTATTAGATGATGGTATGTTCCTGCAACCTGCTAGAGCAGGTTCAGAAGGCACTATGTTAAATAACATTATGTCAAGACTTCGTGGTTTAAATAAACAAGAAATGGATGCTTTAGTAAATGGAACTCCTTTAGAAAAGTTTTTTAATAAAAAGGCTTTTAATAAAGATGCAAGATTTGATGGAGATGATTTAATTAAAGAAATGACTGAGGCTATATCTGCTGATGATAATTTCTTCAAACAATGGTTTGATTATATAGGAGCAGATTATAAACCTAATAGGGCAAAGTTTAACTCAATAGAAGAAGTTATTGATAATACAATATTACACGAACAAGCACACGGATGGATTAAAAAAGGATATGCACCAAAAAGTATATCATTAGACCTAACAACATTACCACGTAAACTATTAGGTCCATTAAGTAAAGCAGGTAGAAGAAAACGTAGAGATGCTAATCTTATGAAAGCTAAACAAGAATTATCAGGATATAAATATAAAGATGAACTTCCTGAACTAAAAGATGAATGGTCAAAGTATTGGACTTTAGAAAAAGATGTTAACCAACTTACTACCAATTTTAAAACATCTTACTTACAAGACAGACAAGAACTAAAAAGACTTGCAGGACTACAAAAATTTCTTAAACCTTCATTAAATAAAACTGACTTTGAAGAATGGCATACAACTATAGGTAGAGGTATATATAATTTTCTTGCAGACAATATACAATCAGGAGGATTAGAGTTTCAAGACATAAGAAAAATTATGCCTGAAGCTAGTCCTTCAACTATACAAAGTATGTTAGACAATCCAAACTTAGACCACATTGGTAATCTTATTGCACAAGAAGTAAGAACAGGTGGTATAACAAAAAGGTTAGACCCATACTCATACACCTTTAGAGGTAAGCTATCTAGAAATTTAGGTAGAAATCTTAGTAGTAAAGGTAAAGTATTAGATGATGGTGGTCGTATCAATATGTCTGATATGGGTAGCTTTCTTGGAGTAGGAGCTGTTGTAAGTAGAAAGTTTACAGATTCAGCTATGGCTAGAATGTTTGGACAAGTTAGTCCATCTTTTATAACTGCTACATCTCACACACAAGGTATAAAAGAAATAGAAAAACTTATTGAATCTTTACCTTTTGAAAAATCAGTAAGAAAAAATCTTTATGAAAAACTAGCACAGACTGATGCAAAGATACTAGATGATTATTTAGAAGGTGGTTCTTATTCTAAATTAAGATTAACAGAAGAATTTTTTAAATTACTAAATGGTTCAGGTACTGCAGTAGATGCAGGAATACTAGGTGAACTAGAAAAATTATTGTCAGCAAGAGGATTACCTGGTGCATTAAATGGTGGTATTACAAAGTTTGTAGCAGAAATACAAGAAGCTAGAAAGTACTGGGTATCTTTAGTAGGAGATGAAATAGTTGATGTTGGATTTGGTACATCTAAATCAAATGATTTATTTTCTTCAAGAATTAGAAAGATAGGTGAAGACGCAGGAACAAATGCAAAGATTGAAGAGTTAGCTAAAGCAGGTAAACAAGAAGAGATACAAAAATTTATTATGGCTACATTTGGTAACGCAGATGAAGCAGTTCCTTCAGCACATCTTTTATCAGAAATGCTTGTTGGAAATATTCCTTTGTTTGACCCTAATGAAGTATTTAGAATATTAGGTACATTTAGAAATAGCTTACTTAAAATGTCAGGAGTAGGTTTACTTACAGGACTAAAAAGATTTGACCTTCCTCAACTATTAGGTAAAAATATTGAAAGTAATCCAATAGTATCTTTAGCTGCAAAAAATAAAAAGTTTGCTGATTATGTTGCAGGTTGGGAATTACCAGTTAAATCTCCTTCAGGTAAGAAAGTAACACAAAAGTATATATCTGAATTACAAGACACAGCTATTGGAGAGTTAGTAACAGAGTACAATAAGTATGGTGACAACATTACTATGCAACAATTAAAAGATGTTACAGATGATGATACATTTCAAATACTTAATAACTTAACAACTACACAGCAACTAGAAACTGTAGCTAATGTAGGCAACATAACATCTAATGCAATAACTAAAGGACTTGCAAAGACACTTTATGCTAAACGTGTAACAGATGACGGTATCAAAATAGTAAACAGAGCATACATAAGATTTGCAAACAATGTTATGCAAGCAGCTTGGAAACCTTTGACACTACTTAGATTTGCTTGGACTACAAGAGTTATTATGGAAGAACAGTTAAGAATGTGGGCATCTGATTTAACACAAGTATTTACACATCCTATTTCTCATTTAGCTTATGTATTGAAACCTGATGGAGCTATGGTTAGAAATGCATCTAGAGCAGAAAAAATATTTAAAAAAGCAATACCAGGATTTGATGATAACAATCTAGCTTTAACAGAAAAACTTATTGATAAACTAAAGTTTGGTGAGTTTGACATATTAGGTAAAGATATGTCTCAAGAGTTATTATTTAAACAAGCTATGTCTAGAGGTTCTAATGGAATAATGATTAGAAAAGCAGCTTCTATAGATAGGTTCTTTAAAACAATTAAGAAGTCATCTGTAACTAATTCACGTGCTAGTAGAAGAACATATGCTAAAGGTTGGGCTACAGAAGTAAATCAATTAGCAGATGATGACATAATGCACTTAATAGCAAATATTATTGTAGATGCAGGCAACACTGCATTTGGTGGTAGCATTACTAGAAATTCAACACCATTTATAAACATAGATGAACTAGCAGAATTTTTAGCAGGTAAAGGAAAAGACTTAAGATTTTATGAAGACAGAATGAGAGGTTTAAGAAAAGGAAACATAACTTATCAATCATTACTAGATGTTAGAAAATCCTACAAAGAATGGGTTAACAGTGGTGATGCAGTTACAGATTATGGAAGAAGATTAATTGATGGTGATGTAGAAAGAACAAAGGAACTTTTAAATAGTTATGTAGCACGACTATTTGAAAAAGCAGGTGGTGGAGGCACCTTCAAAAAATATGTATTTAACGAAGGTTACAACAATGCAAGCGTACAAACGTTTACTAATTTTGATAAGGGTATTGATTTTGAAAGAATGTTAGAAGCAGGAATCATAAGAGAAATAGATAAAGGATTGATATATAAAACTGCAGATAATCCAAATCTTGCAATGCCTATGTTATACGAACCAATAAATGGAGATAAGACAAATAAATTTATTGAGTGGGTTGCAAATAGAGGATTTAATGCAGTTCCTACTGGTGAAACAAGTTCAGTAGTTATACCTATTGGAAGATTTGCTAGTCCTAAACAATATGATTTCTTAGTAGATACTTTATATAAACAAACCAATGTAGGTCCTGACGTAGTAAAGATGTCTAAAGAATTTGAAGATGCAGGTAGATTTTCTAAAGGTCAATGGGATAGTGCTATAGAAAGATGGTTTGATACTTTAATGTCAAGACCAACAAACAAGTTGTCTCGTTCTCCTGCTTTCAGACAGTTCTATTATAGAAACTTAGAAAAGATGGCAGATAGATTAGAAGCAGATGCTTTATTTCGTATAACAAGATTTGATGTTACATCACAATATATGCCAAAAAGCACACGTAAAAAGCTAAGAGAACTTGTACCTAAATCACCAGGAGAAGGTATAGGTCTTGATGACTTAGAACAATTTGATGAGTTTTTAAAGTCTCTAGCTTTAGCAGAAACAGAAGACTTACTTTATAGTTTGAATAGACGTTCTCAGTTTTCACAAGCAACTGCTTTGTTATTCCCATTCGCAGAAGTTCATTTAGAAATAGCAGGTACTTGGACAAGATTGTTAAGAGAAAATCCTACTAAAGCTAGAAGAGCTAGTGTTAGCGTACAAACATTAAAAGAAGCAAATCCATTTAATTGGAACTTTGTTGGTGGTGATGCAGGGGATGACGCACCTATGATATATACAGATGAAAGAACAAATGAAGAAGTATTTGTATTTCCTTTGTTAGACCCTATACTTAAAAACTTTTTTGACAATGTGCAGAAACAAGACCTCAATGGTCAGCAACAAAATGTAGATGTAAACTTAAGAACTGTAGGTTTTACATCAGGTGTAAACATTATTGCAGGTGGGTTAATACCAGGAGTAGGACCAGTAGCACAGGTTGCTGCTAAAGCATTGATGCCTAATATGAAAGAAACAGGAGCATTCTATAAATTCTTATTCCCATTCGGTGAACCTACAGGCGGAATAATAGAACAAACTGCAGATGTGTTAGTACCACCTTGGTTACAGAAACTAACAGCACTTACAGAAGGAGCACCTGAAGGATGGGTAAGAGGATATACAAATACTGCTAAAGAAGTACTAAGAGCAAAACTTATAAGTGGTGCTATACAAATGGGTAATGAACCTAGAACACAAGCAGAGATGAACACTGTATTAAAGAATGTATCTAGAGATGCTTGGATACTACACCTAGTAAAGTCTGCAGCACAATTTACATTTACTACACCATCATTTAGATGGGAAGCAGAACTAGAAGAAGGTGGGCTAGCACACGTAGACCCACAAGAATTAAAGAAAAGAGGAATAGACCCTGAAGGTAGATTGTTTGGATTTAATACATTACAAACTGTGTATGCAAGATTTTTAAATGAATTTCAAGATGAAGTTATAGCAACAGAAGTATTCACTAATGTATTTGGTTTTGACCCTACAGCATTAGTAATATCTAAATCTAAAGAAATTAGACGTGTTCCATACACAGATGAGGCTTTAGACTATGCAAAAGAAAATCAAGATAAGTTTGATTTGTATCCTGAATTATTTTATTATGTAAGACCTGACGTAGGTATTGATGAATTTGTTATGGCTGCTTGGGTTAATTCATTTGATGATAACTATTTAGGAGATTATGCAGCAAGAGTAGATATAAGTTTGCCTGAGTATGCACAGTTACAAAATCAAGCAGCAGGACGTATGGCGTTAGAAAGATATAGAAGAAGTATTACTGACCCGACAAGTCCTTCTTATGTTAAAGATGACGATATTAGAAGTAATTTATTAACATCATACAAGTTAGTTTTGGCAGATTATTTTGTAGGATATGGAGAGAAACCAACAACAGAATCTAGAACAGATATAGGTAGTTTTCTTAAACAAGCAAGAGCTTTGGCTGCAGACCCTGATTTACAGAATGAACAAGTTATTAAAGGTTTAAACATATGGCTAGATAGTCTTGATGCTATATTAACAGTAAGAAGAACAGAGACAGGAAACATAGGTTCTGATGTTACTGGTTCTTCAAATTGGTTAGTTGCTAGAGACGAGTTAAGGAAGAAGGCACAAGAAATAATTAAAATATATCCTTTGTTTCAGTTTGTTAATGATGAAGTTTTAGAGAGAGTAATAAGAGAAAACGAAGATGAGCTGATACAATATGGTTATAAATATAAGACAGGCTACGAAGGAAGTCAATAATGTGGATATTAATATCTAAAATACTTTTTACATCAAGCGGTACAGTTTCTAAATTTAATCCAAGTGGAGCAGTAGATTATTCAAAAGCTCTATGGTATGACCAAAATACTGGACAGACTAGAGACGCTACAAAGCCTGATGGAAGTCCTATTGTAGATATAGAGAATTATATACAAAGAGAACAAGAAGGAACTGTAACAAGTGCACCTCCTCCAGGTAATCCTAATAGCCCAGGTCCTTCAATTTCTGACGGAGAAGTTATAAGAGAACCTCGTGCATTAACTCCTGCTGAAATAGATGAGGCTGTAGATAATTATTATAACAATAATAATGTACCAACACCATTTGGATTTTTTATAAATGAAGAAGGAGTAGCAGAAGAGTATCCAAAAGATGAAGATGGAGAGTATGTATTTCCAGGGATGGGTCCAAATGACCCGCCTCCTGCAATAAGTCCTGACGAAGCTATTAGGTCAAGACTTGCTACACAAGGTATTAAACAATTTTTAGGTTTTGATGTATTAGGTACACCACTGGGATATCAAGGTGCAGGAGAAGGATATGGTGATAAACCTGTCTATGTTTCTGAGTTCGTTACTACATTGTTTATGGATGATATGTTGTCTGAAGACTATATTAGAAATCTACAAACTAAATTAGTAAAGGCAGGATATTTAGTAGGAGGATTTGAAGTAGGAGCAATGGATGCTCAAACACAAGCAGCCGTATTAGCATCTATGACAGAGCATAACTTAGAAGGTAGAGTGCCTTATTTTGATGATGGATTTTTAATTGAGGGTGCTTTACTTGCTCTGCAAACAACTGATATTGTAGTCACAGTAGATGGACAATCAGTGTCAGTGCCTGCAATCTTAGACCCTAGTACAGGACAACCTTTGCTACAAGGAGATGAAGTAGCACAGTATCAAAGTCAGTTTGCATTTACTCCACAGAAAAAAGAACAGATAAGAGATTTTTACTTTGGTGAATTAGACAATGATATTAGTTCATTAGATGAAAAATTGATAGATAGTTATAGTATTGATACACCTGTATATGATACAGAGACAGCAGGATATATAGCTATGGATGCAGTTAGTAATTACTTTGGAGGTGCAGATAAACTTAGTTATACACAAGCACAATCTCTTCAAGGTGTTGTTAATAAACTTTTAGAGTTAACTAAAAATGACTTTGACAAAATGATTGTTAAAAATGTTCAAGAAGACATAGATGCTACAGTTAGTCAAATTAACTATGACAAGTTTATTGCAGATGGTGGAGAAGAAGCATATAGAAATAGCCTTAAAGAACTGTATCCATATATGGACCCTAGAGCTATAGACAGTATGGTTAGAAATAAAGTAGCTTCATTTAAAATAACAACAGATGCAGGACTAGGACCTGCTAGTTGGGCAGGAGGTACTCAAGATGCTTTTGCACTTAGTGGTATGGGAGACAGATTTAATTCAATGTTTCAGTCAAGACTGGGTAGAGCTGTAGATAAAATATACGGAGATGAAAAAGATTTAGCCAATAACCAGGAAAAGTATAATACAGCTACAGCTAACTTCTTTAGAAGTGCTAACAGTCTAAGAAACTTAGGCTCAGGAATATAATGGCAAAGGTATCTGCCAAACAACTTGTAGACTTATTACAAAACGCAGGAGCTAATACAGAAGACATACCTACATTAGTTATGATATCTTTTTATGAATCAAACTTAGAATCAGTTGCAGAAAATCAAGATACAACATCAGTAGGATTATTTCAAATTAATGCAGACCAACATTTTAAAAACGGTAAGCCTGACAATACTTTAAGTAGTTTTGCAGGAAAAGATATTACATTAGAAGAATTTGAAACTAAATTAAAAGACCCACAGTACAATGCAGAGTTTGCAGTACATTACTTAAAAGTTATCAGAGAAGATTTAGAAGATGGAAGTAGTCAGTTTGGTATGGTAACTGCTGCTAACAATGACCCATTTGGTATATGGGAAGCATACACAGATTATGTATTACCATACCTTAGTGGTGAAATGCCTGCAGGTAGAGGTAACAATGCTGATGAAAAAAAATCAGATGTTGTTGCAGGTATAAACTCTTACGTTGATGCATACTATACTCTAGGTATGGAAACAAATAATAATGAACCTGTAGTAGAAGAAACGCAAACAAAAGGTAATCCTAATAACCCAGTTGAACCTACACTTGAACCTAGTGGATTAGGACAAGAGCGTAGAGAAAGTGGTTATTCTGAAAGAGAGATAGCAAAATTTAATAGAGCTACTGAAAAGATAGCTAAAATGATGAACCCTACTGACCCTACAAATTTAGAAACAATTAGACAATCTCAATTATATTTAGCAAATCAAGTAGGTATGAATATACAAGAAATACCTTTAGATGTTCGTTCAAACTATGGACAAATAGATGCTGTTATAATGAACTTTGTTGGACAATTAGGAAAGATGAAGGCTAGATAATGTCACACGTACCTGAACATACAGACGATAGAACCAATTTAGAATATGATATTGATATGATTATAGAATCAGAGACTGCTCCCGCATTAGAGGATACAGTACCTACTCCTGATATGATTAGAATGGGTAAGGATGGGCAATACTATTTCTTTTATACACTAGAAGCAGACCAAGTAGATGGATTAGAAGAAGATGTAACTGTATATTATTTGTCAGAATCTAATTATAAACTAAATGTAGACCCAGGAAGTGCAGAAGAAATAGCTAATACTGCAATAAGTTTTGGTAGCATAGAAGAAGTTCAGTCTAATCTTGCAGGATTAAATCCTATAGATGTACTTATATCATCTATAAAAAAAGAAGCAGACTTAAATCCATACCTCGTAACACAAGAAGACAGTGGAGAGTTTGCTGTACTTGGATTATTTTTAGAAAGTATATTTGAAGGAACAACATTAACTTACGAAGATTATGCGTATGTCAGTCCTACTATAGCTGAACTTAATGCAGACCAGTTGTCATACTTTAGAGCAGTAGCACTAGGTTCAGACAGAGAAGCTAATGCTACATTAAGAAGACTTCAAGATAGAACAAAAATAGAAGTTGCAGGATTAATAAGTAAGTATGGTCAGTATGACATACCACAAGATTTAATAAATAAACTTTATGATATGAGACTTAAAGGTGTTTTAAGTAAAGATGATTTATCAGAACAGTTTAGATTAATACTATTTCCTGAACTACCAGGATTTAGAAATGATGAAATACAAGAGTTTATAAAAGATAAACAGTTAGAGATGCCTGAGAGTTTAGCATTTATACAAAGAGCTAAAGACCAAGCAGAAGCTAAGTTAGGTATGGATTTAGCATCACTGTTTAAAGAAGAAGACTATAACTTTTTTAGTAATGTATTAGCTACTACTAATGGACAAGCGTTATTAGATTCTAAGTTACAAGAAGTATGGGATGAAAATGTTTCAGATAAATATAAAGGTAGAGATTATAACACTTCAATTATTGGAGTTAGAACTATGTCAAATAAGTATGGTAACTTAGATGAAGCAGGTAGAGATAAAGATTTAGTATATAACTTGTTTCAAATGGATGACCCATCAGAACAAAGAAAAGCAATCATATCACACTTCTTAGAAGTAGGAGATGATGGTGCATTAACTAAAATGGCACAAGGATTAAAAGGTCAAGGATTAGGACAAATATATTTGTCTCCAACAATAACTGGACAAGGATAGTATGGCAGAAATAACTAATGAAATACTTGCGGAAAATAGTATTAATCAAAGTATGTTATATACAGATGAGAACGATAACAATGTTGTTTACGTATTTAAAAATGATGAATACATAACAGCTACAACTGCTGAAGAACTTGCTGAAGCATTGAGTGGTGGTGGAGTTGCAATAGCAGAAAACTTGTTTACAAACGAAAGTTATGGTGGTACTGGTACTACAAGTGGTACCGATATGGATGCAGGAGATGCTTCACCTACAGATGATTTAAGTTCTTTCTTTACAAAATTAAATGAAACAATATCAAGTATAGGAAGACAAGATAGAGAAGACGAGCCTACGTTTGTACCTACCCCAAAACAAATAGAAGACATAGTTCCTTGGTTAGCAGGTAAAGGTGGCTTACTACAATCCTATGTAGATTCATATATAGAAACAGGTAATGCTGAATTTGCTTTAGGTGCTGTAAGAAATACAGAAGAGTATGCATTGTACTATCCAGGAATTAAAAGAGTTGATGGTTCTCTAAGAATGAATGAAGCACAGTATGAACAAGTTAGAGAAGGTTATTACAGAATACTTTTAGAGAATGACTTGAATCCTTTAGTGTTTGAAGAAGCAGGTAAAGTATCATCCCTTATAGCAGGTGATGTAAGTGTATCAGAATTTAGAACAAGAATAGAAAGTGCTAGAACTGCATTTACAGACAACCCTATAGCACAAGAAATTAAAGACTACTATTCTGCAAATTTTCAAATAGACTTAACAGATAACGCAGTATTTGCTGCATCATTAGACCCTGATATATCTATAAGCATATTACAGAATCAGATATCACAATCACAATTAGGTGCTGAAGCTGCATTAAGAAATCTAGATTTAACTACAGAACAAGCACAAAGATTAATACAAGCAGGAATTACACAATCAGGTGGACAAAGATTATTTGCAAGAGCTAGTGATTATATACAACAGTTAAATAGATTAAGAATGGTGCAAGGAAGACCTAATGAAATTAACTTACAAGATATTATTAATACAGAAGTTCAACAAGACCCTGCTGCTCAAAGAGAACAGGAACGTATACTCAATCAAAATAAAGCAATAAGTACTGCACAGGCAGGAGCCGCTCAAACGCAGGGTGGAGAAGTTGCAGGTTTAACAGAAGCATAGTATACTATATGTAGTGCCTGACGAGTTCGGCACACTAAATATAGGGTCGTATTCGAGAGAATTTCTAAGGTATTCTCTTTGTTGTTCACAAACCCTTACGACATCCCTTTAATTACCTAGCGATTATTGTTATGGGATTTTTTATATGCTAGAGAAAATGGAGAATAATATATGGAAAATATAGAACAAACAAATACAGATACACCTGATGAAGGCGGTATTAAAGAGCTAAGAGAAGAATATAAAAAACTCAAAGCTGAAAATAAAGCCTACAAGCAGAACGTTATGAACTCTGCATTAAACTCATTAGGGTTAGAAGCTGACAAAGGTATTGGAAAAGCTGTAACTAAATTGTATGATGGCGAAGTAAATAGCGAAGCTATTGCTGCTTTTGTACAAGAGGAGTTTGGTGAGGTTGGTGCTATTGATGCTAAAACTGAACCTGATACCACTGGTAATGTTGTTCAAGCTCAGTCACGTGTAGAGCAATTACAAAAGGTTGGAGTAGACAATAAACCTATGAATCTTATGGGTGAGTTTAAAGAGTATGTTAACTCTCCAAACACAACAACCAAACAGTCTATCTCTGCAAAACTTGCAATGATGGACCAGGATAAGAAATCTTAAGGAGATAAATTATGGGACCAATTACAACCCCTGACCCAATTTACGCTTCCGACATAAATAATTTTCAAGGAGAATTATTTAGAGTTGGAGGTCAAAGAACACCTTTCTTATCTGCTATTGGTGGGTTAAGCGGTGGCGGAAAAGTTATACAATCAACTTTCTTCCAATTCCAAACTGCAGACAATGCAACAGTCTCTGGTGCTGCTACCGAAGGTACTGAGGGTGGACAACCAACAGAATACCTTGGTCGTAACAGAGGTGCTTACACTCAAGTAACGCAGATATTTCACAAAGGTGTGAAAATGTCATACACAAGTATGGCTGCCTATAATCAACAAAATGCGTTTGATTTAGGTGCAGCAGGATATAGTACATCAGATGGTGATGGAACACTTACTGCTGCTGACAAGTTAGCTCTATTCGGAGGTAACCCAATAACAGATGAACTAGCAGAACAAATGGAACTAGCTCTTGAAAAAATTGCTAGAGAAGTAGAGTGGTTTATGGTCAACGGTACATTCGCTGACGGTACACACGCTTCAAACCCTGTTGGAGACAACAGAACATTTAGAGGCTTGGCAGCTCACTGTGCGTTGAATGGTGGTAACAAATATTTCAACACATCCACAGAAGCTACAGGTGGTACTGCTAAAAAACTAGACTGGGATGCAGTTGCAGCATCATTAAAAAAACTTTTTGATTCTTCAGCTCCAGTTAAAAACCCTGTTCTTTTGGTTAGCTCTGCTAACTTACTAGAACTTAACAAGCAGTTATATTCACCACAATCAGGTGGTACAACTGCTTCTGTCGTTCAACGTGATAGAAACGTTGGTGGTATTGATATCGACACAGTCGTAACACCATTTGGTTCTATCGGAATGATGGTATTAGATTCAAACATCTTGGCTGACACTGATGCTTTCATTGTTGATATGGCTTATGTAAGCCCTATCTTTACAAACATTCCTGGTAAAGGAACTGTTTTCGTGAGAGACGTTGACCAACAAGATTATGCTAGAGTTGCAAAAGCAATCTATATGGAAATGGGAATCGACTTCGGTCCTCCACAATATCATTTGCACATAGATGAAATTGCTGCTCCGTAGTAATTGATTTGAAGATTAGGGTGGAACTCCACCTCCACCCTTATCTTCTGCTATAGTAAGGAAGATATGTACAAATTTAACGTTAAAGAAGTAACAATAGATGTATCTGCAAATGGAACTCAGTCAAGTAGTGTAAACACAGATGGTATGTTATTGACTGCCATTGTATTTCCTGCAGCAATGACTGGTACTGCAATTACTTTTGACTTTTCTGTAGACGGAACAAACTTTTATGATGTTGTAGAAACAAATGGAACAGAGGTAAGTTATACCGTATCAGCAGGAAACGTTGTTAGAGTTGACCCTAGTGGTTGGGCTTTTGCTTCTAGTGGTTTTATTAGATTAACATCAGGAAGCACAGAAGCAGCAGATAGAGATATTAAACTAATATTTAGAACAGCCTAGGAGGTCCAATGAGTGCAACTATTGGAGACCTAATAGATAGGACCTATAGAGAATATCTAGAACCAATGGACGACCTTACAAGTTACACAACTTTAGGTTCGACAATAAGTGCTAGTGCAACAACTCTTAATTTCAATGGTGCCTTGTTATCTATAGAAGAAGAAGACGCTATGGATGCAGGAGCTATTGTTGAAATAGGTCAAGAGCTTATGATATGCACAGACTTAAATGCAGTTACTAATACATTGACAGTAACTAGAGGTGCAAGAGGTACTACTGCTGTACAACATTTAGCAGATTCTATAATTAAAATAGCTCCAGTATTTCCTAGAAAGAATGTGTTTGATGCTATATCAGACCAAATACATAACTTGTATCCTACATTATTTGCAGTAGAAACTGTATCAGTTAATGCAGCAACAGGCTACACAATACTTGGTGCTCACGGTACAGACCAAGATAATAATAATTATTTAGTAGCACCATTAAAAGCTATATCACAATATACAGATTTTTCTGCAGGTTCAGATTCAACAGGCATACAGTACAGAGGGGTACAAGTAGAACTAATAGATTTACCTAACCCTTTTACTTATGTAGATAATGCAGGAACATCAAGAACTAAAACATACAACAATGGTCCAAATGTAGTACACGCTGTGCAAACATATAATATAGCGTCAGGACACGTTGTTTACATTACATTTAAAAAGAAGTTCTTAGACGTAAGAGATTATGATAGTGATGGAGATATAGAAGATACTACTCTTTCACAAATAGGTTTAGAAACAGAATACGAACCAATCATTATGACAGGTGTAGCTGCACAACTTATGTCAGGTAGAGATATACCTACTGCTACTGCTGATTATATATCTGACCAAATGGGAGTAACTAACTTCCCAGTAGAATCTGCATCAAGAATAAGAAACTCATTATTAGCATATCAACGAGCTTTAATACAACAAGCTAGAAAAGATTTAAGAGCTAGGTATCCCGAACCAGTATCAATTAACTCTATAAGTTACGGATAATGCCTAGGGTTGCATCAACTGTAAATATATCTAACCCGAAAAGATATGGGTATGATGTAAGAATTGATGACATACTGTTACGTTCTGCAGTAGGTCCAGGCAGAGATATGACTATACAGTCATCAGATGTACAAGAAGGACAAATAAATCTGAAACAAAATCCTGAAGACTTTACATCTAACTTAGGTCGTATATATTCAAGAAATAATTTTGCAGGTGGTCAAGGATTAGATACTGCACATAGACAAGATGGAACACCAAAAGATTCTACAAGATTTTTTGACAGCAAAGGTGTAGATGTATTTCACGCAGATGATGAATCTTCTTATAATGTTAAACTACTAAATACAACTACTACACAAAGTCAAAACTTTAGTGGTAGCAATAACTATATAGCACAGCTTACTAATGGTGATGTATATGTTACAGATGGTACAACTATACATAAGTATGATTTATCAGGTACAAGTTGGTCTGAAATAGCTGCATCTACCTCAGGAGTATCAACTACAGGTTCCTCTACAATTACAGGTATAGCTGCAGTAGGTGATAGATTATTTGTAACTACTGCTAATGGTACATCCTCTTCACAACTAATTGAGTGGACAGGTAGTTCTTGGGTAACTAGAACAACAGACCAAACATCTAATGCTTTAACAGGTGTATGGTTTGCTAAGAATCAATTATTTATAACAGGAGATGATGGTTCCGTAGCATACCTTTGGGGTATAAGTCCCATAGGACAATCTTGGGGTAGTAGTGCTTTAACAGAAGCTACTGCTCTACTTACATTTGATAGAAGTTATAGCATAACACAAGTAGTTGATGCAGGTTCAGTTGTATTAGCTGCGTCTACAAGTGGAGATATTTTTTCTATAAAAGATATAAGTGGAACTATGACATTGAAAGGTCAAACTAATATACCATTTGAAGAAGTACATTCTATAGCTGCAACAGAGGGGATTGTATTTTTCGGAACAGTAGAAAGAGCTACAACAATAGGTAGATTTTACAGAGCATCACTAGCAGTAGCAGATGATTTATATGTTATTTCACAAAGACAATTAATTAAAGAGTGGGATGTTACAGGACAAGACACTACACCTAAATTTATGTTTGTATCAAGAGATAGTGTGTATTGTGGTATCAAAGAAAGTAGTAGCGAAAGCTATCTATGGAGATACTACTTACCAACAGCAGGTTTTGCTAGAGACATAAAGATGGGAGCAGGAGCATTTGTAACTGGTATAACACAAGTAGACAGTAAGTTTATGGTAGTTTTAGCAGGAGATGATGTATACCTAGAAACATCTACATATGAAACAGAAGGTTATGTATTGTTATCTGCAGCAGATTTCTTTACTGCTGAATCTAAACAGTTCGTAGGTGCAGAGTTATCTACAAGTACTTTGCCTGGTAGCACATCTGTAGAGTTGTTCTATTCAACTAAGTTTGAAGCATTAGACAACCCTAGTCACTCTAGCTTTAATGAAGCTATTGTTCAGACAACAGGTTCAGGAGATGTTGAGAAACAGTTAAACGAAGTATCTAGATATATAGTAGGTAAAGTAATTTTAAAATCATTAGCAGGTGTAGATACACCTAAAGTCAAGTCAGTACAGTTTAGAGCACTGGCAAGACCTGAACTTGTAGTAGCACAAATACCTGTAAATATATCTGATAGAGTAGAAAGACCTGGTAGAAAACCTATAAAGGTAAAAGGTTTAGGTGAAACAATATATGGAGAGTTACGTAATAAAGAAGGTGATTCTGTTACTTTAGAATTGTTTGACCCTGCAGAAATTATAAGAGGTGTAATAGAAAGAATTAGCTATCCTATAAATTCTAATGTTGAAAGAGGAAGTGTTACACAGTATGCTATAATAACGGTGCGTGGTACTAGGCAATCAACTATTACTGATGTCACAAGTACCAACGTATTTGGTATTAATCAGTTAGGAATTATGAGGTTCGGAGCGTAATGGGAGTAGCACAGACTGCAACGTATAGTAACTTTTTTGAAACAACATTAAATGGTATTTTGCCTGGTGGTAATCCAGGACAATCTACAATGACGTTAACTGCAGCTCCTACAACCAATGGAACAACAGGAATAGCTGCACCATATTATTTAGTAATAGACCCTGATGAAACATCATCTAGAGAAGTTGTATTAGTTACAGCAGCATCAGGAGTTAATGTTACAGCAATGACTAGAGATGTTGAAAACAGACACGGCACAAATAAGCCTACACACACAGACGGAACTACTGTACGTATGGCAGTTGTTGGTCAAATGTTTGAAGATTTACACTTACGATTAAATGATGTAGCACTTACAGGAGATGTAACAGGAACTATTAGTAGTACTACACAGGATGTAGCTACAAGTATTGGTAGTGGTGTCATTGTAAACGCAGACGTAAATTCAAGTGCTGCTATAGATGCCTCTAAAATACACAACGGAAATGTATCTAATACAGAGTTTGGTTACTTAGATGGCGTATCTTCTGCAATACAAACACAGATAGACAATATATCAGCAGGTGCAGTTACACTTACTGTACCTATTACAGTTAAAGTAGCTGATGATGGCTCAGGTTCACAAAATGTATTTTACTTTTTATCAGGAACAGATACAGGTGCAGGAACTAGGTCATCTAATTTTATATTCAAGATAGGTTTTAAATATAAGTTTGATACATCTGACAGCTCAATGTCAGGACACAACTTTAAGTTTTCATTAACTGCAGATAACTCAGGTAGCTCAGAGTTTACAACAAACGTTACAACTGCAGGTACACCAGGTAATTCAGGTGCTTCTACAACTATAGAAATTACACCTGAAACTTTAGGTATAGCAGGAGCTACATCAACACTTTATTATTACTGCTCTAACCATAGTGGTATGGGTGGTGCAGGTTCAATTAATTTATATTCATCAGGTAGTGGTGGCGGTGGAGACATACACGGATTCTTATTGATGGGAGCCTAATGGGTATATTAATGATGCTCAAAGAAGGTGGAAGTCTTGGTATAGATACTATTGGTAACTTACCTATAGACGAAGATATAGATTTACTACCTGATACTGGAACTGTATCATTAAATGTAGACTTACAATTAATGTTATGGTCTGATACAGGATTCGCATTACAGTACCTAGATGTGGATGAAATGCTATTATTAGGTGCATAAGATAAAATATGATAATATAGGAGAACTATGGCAAACGCATATAAAATACTAGCACAACACGCAGGTGGTACTACACCTACAACTTATGCTAGTCCTGCAGATACAGAGACTATTATCTCATCTATTGTTGTAGCAAACAGAGTGAACGCAGCAAATACTTTTAGAGTTGCTGTGTACCCATCAGGTGGCTCATTAGGTAACTCAAGTTACTTAGCTTATGATGTTTCAGTTGCTGCAAATGATGTAATAACAATGACTCTAGGTGTAACTTTGGCAGCAGGCGATACATTATACTTGTACGCTAGCGACACTGATACATCCATAAATGCATTTGGAACACAAATTTCATAATAGGAGTTTAAGCAATGGCTTTTAAAACTTTAAAATTAAATGAAAGTCCTTCTGCACATATAAGCAGAGGTACAGACTTAAATACTAAAGCTACTACTGTTGTTCAAACGAACAATGGTAATGGCTCATTTGCTCCTGCCAGTACTAAAACTAACTATCAAGTGTTTGCCGTTGGTGGTGGTGCAGGTGGTGGGGGATGGCGTGCAGGTGGTGGTGGTGCAGGCGGTGCTGTATTTTTTGAAGGAGTAAGATTTAACACTACTGGTAACATATCTATCGGTGGAGGTGGTGGTGGTGCTAACTCTGGTCAGTTCTTAAATGGTGGTAATGGTGGAACTACTAGCATAAACTCAGTACAAAGATTTATAGACCAATCAAATAATAAAAACACTTTATCAAACATATCAGTATCAGGCGGAGGTCACGGTGGTGGTCAAGGACAATCAGGTGGTTCAGGAGGCTGCGGTGGTGGTTCAGGCTCTAGTAATACATCTACACCTACAGGAAATATTGGTGGTAATGGAGCACCTCGTCAAAACTCTAATGAATATAATGGTGGCGGTGGTGGAGGTATGGGTTCTGATTTAACTGGTGATAATGGTGGATATGGTGGAGGAGATGGTTTTGCATTTAAAAGTGTAAACTATGCAGCAGGTGGTGGTCAAGCAGGTTACTATGGCTCAGGTGGCGGTGGTAACGTAGGCAATACTAACGTTGGTGGTAACGGTGGTTGCTCTCCTCAAAATGGACAAAGCT